GAGGCGCTTATGCCCTATGACGACGGGGATTCGTGTACACAGCCCAACGACGCGGCCCTGGCCGATGCGCGCAAGATCAGCGGCTATAGCGTGCTATGGAGCGAGCAGGGCACGGCCAAGCTCGATGCGATACGCAGCTACCTGGCGGCGGGCCAGCCTGTCATAGTCGCTGTGCCGGTGTACCAGAGCTTTTACGGCAATGCCGCCAAGACCATCGGCCCCCATACCGACGGCGAACGCTATTACGGCGGTCACGCACTGCTGCTCGTAGGCTATGACTCTGATGGCTTCTGGGCGCTGAACAGTTGGGGGCCATCGTGGGGGCATGATGGGTTCGCCTGCCTGAGCGACGAGTTTATCGAACAAGAGGCGTGGGAGGGTTGGGTTGTCAACGGCCTGCTTGGGGCCACAACCTATAGCTGCTATGTGCATGGCAAGTGCGTGGACGATGCGACGGGCGCGAATCTGAGCGGGGTGACGCTCAAGCTCGGAACCAGATCGAGCACCACCAACGCATCAGGCGATTGGGGGCAGACGTTCACGCTGACGCCCGACACGCTCTACACGCTTGAGG